CAGATTCATCCATCCTATCCAAAAACTATCGTGGCTTAAAGCCCTTGGAAGGAATGGGCAAGATTGTGGATAGCCTTCTCATGGGTGTACGAGAGGGTTTTGCTGGTTTTGGGGACGACGCCTCTAGCTTTACCTCTGTTTTAACGGAAGAAGAACGTAGGGATGTAGCCCAAGCACAAGTTGCTGAAGCAAAGGCCAAAACAGAAGGCTACCTCAGTGACGCGATGCAAAAGCAACGTGAGCGTGTAGCGTACCTCCAGAGTGAAGAGGGCCAGAAGTTCTTAGAAGGACAGCAAAGTCTCGCCAAACAAGACATCGAAAGAAAGCTCGAGTTACAAGCATTTGAAGCGGAAAAGCGAGCGGAGATGAAAGCCGCTTCCGCCCCCACGGTAGAAGTCACAACAGCCGAACTCGATGACGATATGAAGAAGGGCATGAAGAGTTTAGCAAACTTCTTCAAAGGTATCGGCGGGAACAAGTTAGTGCAGGCGGGGACTGCCGTAGGTGGAACAGCCTTGGTAGGTGCGTCCATCGCGCCGCGTATTGCTGAAGCCCAAGAAAAGATTGAAGCTGGACAGCCTGTTGTTCCTTCGGTACTCGAAGAAGCCGGTCAGTTTGTCCTCGAAGAAGGCCCTGTTGGCATGATCCAAGGCGGCCTCGAGATCGGTAAAGAAGCAGTAGGTGCCGCGCTAGAACCAGCGGCAAAAGAAATGCAAAGACAGGCCGGAGAAGCCGGCGTAAAAGACAACGTAGAGGGGCAGATGTCCCGTATGTTTGGAATACCTCAATAAACGGAGAATAACAATGAAATACGCACAATCAGACATCATGAATGCTGACAAGAAAGGTGTTGACTACAACTGTGGCGAAAACAACCTCTACCGCGAAGGTAAGGACTTCGACACTGTAGCTAAGACTGAGTCTTTGATCGAAGCGATGCCTAAGACAAAGAAAGAGTCTTTAGATGCTTCAATCTTAAACTCAGACAAGCAATCAGCACTCTAATACAATCACCCTTTACAAGGTAATCGCTTATGTCCCAAGAGGGCTTCCTCCAATCTCCGGATGATGGTCAGGTTGAGATTCTCGACGCTCAAGACCAAATGCCGGGGCTAGCTGGCCATATCCAAAACCTCTTTGAGGATTCGGAAAATGGGCGTCGTACGTTTGAGCAACGTTGGTTGCAAGCGTATAAGAACTTCCGAGGAATCTACGACTCTTCCACACAGTACCGAGATAGTGAACGGTCCAAAGTCTTCATCAAGATTACGAAGACAAAGGTACTCGCCGCTTATGGTCAGATTGTGGACATCTTATTTGCGAATAAGAAGTTTCCAATTGTCGTAGAGAGCACCCCGATTCCTGATGGAATTGTGGAGTTTGCCCACCTCAAGACGCCTGCGGATGAAATCCAGAGTCCCTTCGGATACGCAGGGGATGGCATGGAGCTCGAGCCGGGTGCTACCGAAGTAAACTACGGAAAGTACCAAGCGATGGCAGATCAGCTATCAGAAGGTCCGGCTAAGGCAGGTGAGCCCCAGTTCAAGCCTGCCGCAGAGGCCGCTCGTTTGCTCGAGAAGCACATTCACGATCAACTCTTGGACACCAACGCTGTTAACGTACTTCGTAATGCAATCTTTGAGTCTGCGCTACTAGGTACTGGCATTGTAAAGGGCCCGTTTAACCACTACAAGCGAATCCATAGCTGGGAACGCGGACAAGACGGGGAAAGAGTGTACGCACCGACGGAAGATGTAGTTCCGCGAGTAGAGCACGTCTCTGTTTGGGACTTCCATCCAGATCCCTCTGCTACTAGCATCGAAGACTGTGAGTACGTTATCCAACGTCACCGTATGAACCGTCAACAGCTTCGTGGGTTGATGAATCGTCCATATTTTAACGGCACAGCAATTGAAAACGCAATTGTTAAAGGCCCTAACTACGAAGATAAGTACTACGAAGATACAATTCGTGAGGATGACACCGAACCGTACTACCAAGAGAACCGTTTTGAGGTCTTGGAGTACTGGGGTGTCTTAGATGCTAAGTTTGCCCGTGAAGTCGGTATGGAACTACCTGACATGGTATCTGAGCTCGATCAAGTACAGATTAACGCTTGGATTTGCGGTTCAGAAGTATTGCGCTGTGTCTTAAACCCATTTACACCGGCTCGAATTCCATATCACTGCTTCCCTTACGAGATTAACCCCTACCAAATCTGGGGCGTAGGTGTAGCAGAGAACATGGAAGATGCCCAGATGCTCATGAACGGTCACGTTCGTATGGCCATCGATAACTTAGCACTGGCGGGCAACCTCGTATTTGACGTAGATGAGGCAAGCCTCGTACCCGGACAGAACTTTGATATTTTCCCCGGAAAGGTATTCAGACGACAGTCTGGGGTTACAGGTACAGCAATCAACGGACTTAAGTTTCCGAACACTGCACCAGAAAACATCCAAATGTACCAGATTGCTCGCCAACTCTCCGATGAAGAGACGGGCATCCCGAGTATCATGCACGGTCAAACAGGCGTGACAGGAACAGGACGCACATCATCTGGATTATCCATGTTGATGAGTGCGGGAACCATGTCCGTAAAGACCGTCATCAAGAATATCGACGACTATCTTTTGAAGCCTCTCGGGGAAGCGTACTTCCAATGGAATATGCAATACAACGATAAGGCCCCTGACATCGTCGGAGACCTGAGTATTAAGCCTCGGGGTACCTCGGCAGTCATGCAGAAAGAAGTCCGCTCACAGAGGCTTACAACGCTTCTACAGACGGTTGCGAACCCTATGCTCGCCCCGTTTGTCAAATTACCGAATCTCGTCAAAGAATTGGCCATCTCTCAGGACATCGATCCAGAAGAACTCGTCAATGACTTAAATGAGGCTCAGTTGTACGCAAAAGTCTTACAAGGATTACAGAATGCTCAACAAGGAACAGGCCCAGAAGGTCAGCCCGCTGGTGCACCAGCCGCAGGCATGGGAAGCCCTGACGGCGTACCTAACGGACCTCCACCAAGTGACGCTTCGGGGGTTGGTGACGGCACAATCGGAACGGGAAATGTTCCAGTTGCAGGGGAAGATGGCTTTACTGGATCTCCTCCTGAACCTCAAATCTAATCACCAGAATGTTGTTGAACAGGATAGATGATCGAGTACTACGCCTTCTTTTAGATTCTGAGTACCACAAGCACTACAGTAAAGAGGACGTTATACGAACAATAGTTGCTCCTATCAAAAACAAAAAAGCCTTGGCCGTTTTTAAAGATGACAGGATTGTATCCCTACTTACGTGGGCTTTTTTAAATAAAGAGCAGGTTGACGGGTATTTATCAAAAACCCGAAAGTTACGGGCAAAAGATTTTGAACAGACAGAAGGTGATCTGTGGTTCATTGATTTTATTGCACCCTACGGTGATGTCAAAACAATAATAAAAGAGTATCAAAGAGAGTTCAGCGTTCTTTACCCCGACGTTGAAGCGGGAAAAATGTTTCGCAGAGCTAAAGGATACTCCGCTCCAGTAGTAGTAAGGCCGAGATGAAACTAAACGCTTTTATTGTTAACGACAACCCGATGGAGAAACTCCTCTACTGCTTCGGCGGAGACGGAGACAGCGGCGGAAGTGGCGGGGGTGGAAGCGATTACTCTGCTGACGACGCAGATTCGATGGATTCTGGCTATGACACGTCTACTGTAGGGTCAGGCACAAACACTGACTCAAATTACGGTGGCGGCGGAGACAGTGACAATAATAACAACTTTTACCCAGACGTAGGAAACGTTACCTACCCCGACGTATCTAATATGTACGGGACAGAGGATGATTTTTTTACAGGAACATTTGATGACCCCGGTGAGGCTGGCTTCTCCGGACCCTCTTATGCAGGACAAACAGGTTACGACTCCGACGGGGATTACTACTCTGCTTCAGATGTAGGCATACCTAATACTGATGCTGGCTGGTCTGTCATTGGTTTTGAGCCTGTCCAGACACAAGATACTTTTGATGTTGTGGGAAGTTACTACAGCAACGTTTTGGGGTCTTATGGACTTGACGACCCCTTTGGCGGTTTAGCTTACGCGGGCCCCGGATTCTCCAACGCACCGATTACTGGGGAAAGTAACGGAATCCCCGTATCTGATTACTCCATGACAAGATCGATGGCGGCCGCAGGATACACAACCCGTGTCCCGAGTCCCTTCGAGACTAAGACCGTAGACTTTCCTTCGGATTACTACACGGTAGATGATGGGTTATTCGGTTTCTTTGGAGGTACTGGGGCTAGAACACCAAGAGAAGCGGTTAGGTTTGATGGTTTAGAAGCGCAAGCTTTTGCGGATTACCTAGGCTACGACGTTGATATTCCTGCTGAAGAGGATTATGGGTTAATAGGCAACGCCTTAGCTGGCATCGCTAACAAAGTCACCGAGAGATTCGGCACTTCCCTCACAGACACCTACATCGGTTCTCCCTCTACGGGGTACTTAGGGGAAGTTTTTGAGGATTACGAAGTAACAGATGCCATCGGCAACTTGATCGGGATGAATGTTCCCGGCGGTGCCAAAGTGGATAGAGCCCTCACGATGGATATCACGGGGCGGAAGATGGGTGCTAAGGAGTACCAGTATTCCAACACAATATTCGGTGAGTTTGCTAGTTTGCTCGATCCGGAAGTAGCAGAGGCACAGAGAGAAGCGCAACGTGCCGCAGACGAAGCAGAGCGAGCCCGAGGAACCAGCGATCCGGCACAAGGCATCACAGATCCGGAGTATCGGGCGGCAGTCTTGGCGGCTACACCACGTAGCGCATATTTGCGTTCCCTATTTGCGAGTCCAAACTTTGGCTTGATTGCTCCGGACTTTTACTCTGGTCTCGACAGAACAGTTAGTTTTTTTAGGAGTCGTTTCCGTGAAGGTGGAAAGGTTGAAAAGAAAGCAGGGGGTGGAATGACACCATCAGATAACTACGATAAGCAGATGTACGGTGCTCTTTCTGAGAAGCCCAAGCCTGCTATCGATCCTGTAGCGGTAAAGCAAAACCCAGACGCATTCATGATGAACCCTATGAAAGCTCGAGATGCAAATGAGCTCAGGGAAATATACTCATACAACCAAAGCATTCTCGACATTGCCGCAAAGCCTCTTCAAGCACAGGCAGGGATGCAAGTAGGGGAAGCACAACCAGAACCTAGTGGGGACGGGCCTGTTGGTTTTGTCGGAAAGAAAACTCCGGAGACACTTCCCGAAGGAAAGACTGTTGCGGATGACGTACCACTCGACGTCGAAGAAGGTACGTTTATCATCAATGCGGCCGCTGTAGAGTTTGCTGGGTCAGATGATATTAAGAAGATGATATTAGACGCAATTGCAGAGGCTCGTCGTCAAGGGGTTGACATCTCTGGAGATGAGAATAAAATAGATAGGGAGAAAGCTGTATCTCTATTAGTATCTGAAGGCGAGGTTGTTGTACCTCCTCTTCTCGCTAAAATCATCGGCTACGATAAGTTAAATAAGATCAACAACCGCGGCAAACCGGAAGTTGAAGATCGAGTCGAAGAGAACGGACAAAGCCCAGAAGCTGAAGCTATTGACGAGCAACCTGCTAACCCTGCTGAAGGGATGGCTATGCAACAAGGTGGCTTCGCTATTCAAGGACAAGGTTCCACGGGCGAGACGGGTAGCTCCCAGTACAAACAAGCAAACGTCGAGGCAGAGTACCGTGGCGATAGTTTTGCAGTCAAGCCTCGCGTTAATTACGACGAACGTACTAGCACACAGGAATATCCCGACGGTGTCATTGTTGACGAGAAGGGCAAGAGCCTAGGGTTTGCTGTCGACGGTCAAATGTTCCTCAAAGATGATAAGTCTCTCCGGGCAGGTTTTGAACGTCAAGCTAGTAACTCTGAAGGGCGGGTAAATCTTCCTGCTGAGTACGGCGGCGAAACAATTGAATTTGGTGGCGGGTCAAAGATGAAACGCTACAACATGGGTGCAACATTCGGCCCTGTCGATGTTGATCTTTCAAAGACACAGGTACCTAACGGCGATGACGTCATGGGTGGAAGTGTTCGATACAGATTTTCCGAGAACGGTGACGTTACCTTGGAAGCAACAGACGACGGTCGCTCCGGCCGCATCGGTCTGAACTACAGATTTTAACGGCTACCCAGCAATCCCGCTGGCCCCGTGAACACACTACGGCTACCCTCAGCCATGAGGCCCCGTGAGATAGGAGACTAAAATGGCAAAACAACGTGGACATCGCGCAAATAAGGCAAATGATTCTTTCGGTGCAATTAACGACGATAGTTTATATCGCGGCAAGTATCGGGAGGAAGTCTACAAAGACGATGACGATGAAGTTATAGAAGCTCAGGACCCCTCAGAAGAAGAGGCTACTCCCGAGAAAGAAACTAGCTTCGCAGAGCCTAAAGAAGGTTCTGATACAGACTACAAGAAACGGTATGACGATTTAAAACGTCACTACGACACAAAGCTCGAAGAGTGGAAACAAGAACGACAAGAACTTGCCCAAGCTCAACAAGCCGGTAAAGACTCAGGATTATCTGCGTCGGAGCTACCTAAAACCCCAGAGGATTTAGAAGCTTTCCGAGCCAAGTACCCAGATGTCTATGCCATCGTCGAGACAGTTTCTTCGTTGCAAGCAGAGAATCGCTTGAAAGAGTTGAAGGAAGAGGTCGAATCCTTAAAGGGCAAAGAAAAAGATCTCAAAGTTCAATCCGCTTACAAGGAACTACTTGCAAAACATCCGGACTTTAATGACTTGAAGACCAACGAAAAATTCTTGATGTGGCTCGATGAGCAACCTCAGTCTATTTCAGATGGTATCTACAAGAACAACACGGATGCAGTCTGGGCGTCTCGAGTAGTTGACCTGTATAAATCAGATATGGGTGTGACTACTAAAAAACGCAAGTCTACGAAAGACGAAGATCCAGCCGCCGCTGTATCAGCACCACGAGCAAAAGACGTGGTCGGTGAAACAGGCGGGGACAAGAAAATCTGGAAAGCGTCTGAAATTGGAAGGCTAAAGCCGTGGGAATTCGAGAAGATTGAAAAAGAAATCGATGCCGCACGTGCAGAAGGTCGAATTGACTACTCAAACTAAATAACCTAACTATCTCATAAGGAAGGGTAACAAAATGGCTTTTGGAAGCGCATCAGGATATACCAACCTGCCAAATGGTAACTTCACTCCAGAAATCTTCTCTCAGAAGGTTCTGAAGTTTTTCCGTCGTGCATCTGTTGCAGAAGATATCACCAACACTGATTACGCTGGTGAAATCGAAAACTTCGGTGACACTGTACGTATCATCAAAGAGCCAACAATCACTGTCTCTGCCTACTCTCGTGGATCAACTGTATCTCCACAAGATTTGGCGGACGATCAGATCACAATGGTTGTTGACCAAGCAAATGCTTTTGCATTCAAGATCGACGACATCGAAGAGCGTCAGTCACACGTTAACTTTGAAGCGTTGGCTACATCTTCAGGTGCGTTCTCTTTGAAGCGCAAGTACGACGCGAACGTCCTTCAGGCTATGGCTGACGGTGCGGGCACTACAGGTGCGGCGTACGGTACAGCGGCTGGCGGTATCGACATCTCAGGCGCAACTGGCGGCGACACTGCTGTCAACTTGATGCTCGCGATGGCTCGTGCGTTGGATGACAACTCAATCCCAGAAGAAAATCGTTTCTTCGTAGCTCCTCCTGCGTTCTATGAAATCCTCTTCAAGGCGGGTTCTAAGTTTGCAGAAGTACAGGTCACTGGTGATGGAACATCCCCACTCCGTAACGGTCTCGTTATGGCGGGTAACATTGCTGGCATGAACTGCTACAAGACAACTGCGTTGAACAACTCTGGTACAGACGTTGTAACTATCGCTTCACAGCTTGACGACGAGAACGTTGTTCTTGCAGGGCATATGTCTTCTACAGCGACTGCTTCACATATTGCGAAGACAGAAGTTGTACGTGACACTGGTACCTTCGCTGACATCGTACGTGGCCTCCACGTCTTTGGACGTAAAGTACTTCGCCCAGAAGGCTTGGTACGTGGTGTTATCGACACTGCTTCAGGCACAGGTACTGCACTTTAAGTGCTAATAAGTCGGGGCCTTCGGGCCCCTTCTTTACGTGAGTATCATAAAAATATGGTGTTGACGTAAGGATAAACATAATATAGAATCCGAACAACACCCGCCGGGGGTACATATACACTATGGGTCAAAGAGGACTTTGGGACAACATCCACGCAAAACGTAAGCGAATCAAAGAAGGTTCTAAAGAACGTATGCGTAAACCGGGATCTAAGGGAGCACCCACAGAAGAAGCCTTGAAGCGTTCTGCCAAAGCAATGGGCGGTTACACAGAAAGGTGGAGCAAAGCACGTGGCGGTTGAATAT